GATGTTAGGGATACGCTGGTTAATCATCCAAATATTCTTGCACGTCTTGTGGGTGGTGCAACTGTAACTGACACTGCTTTGGTTACGGACTCTAAACTTGCGGAAATCTTTGAGGTTCAAGAGTTCCTTGTTGCTGACGCAATGCACAATGTTGCCGCTGAAGGTGCTGCTGAAGATACTCGGTTTATTGCTACCAAACGTGCTGCCCTTTACTACAGACCCAGATCGCCGGGGCTTAGGGTTCCTGCAGCTGGTTACAACTTTACTTGGGCAGATTTGGATAATTCTTCGGGCTATGGTATTGAAATTAGATCGTATACCGATGACGCTCTTGCTCGTGAGGGTATTGCAGAAGAATTACATGCTATCATGGCATATGACCAGAAGGTTGTTGGTGCAGAAATGGGCGTTTACTTCAATACTATCATTTCGTAAAGGTGAGCTAGATGCTTTTTAATCCTATGCGACCTGTCTTTGTCAAGTTCCCCCAAGGTGTAAACTTTGGGGGGATCAAATACAAGAAAAGTCAGGAAGTCCCTTGGGTCTATCTTGGTATAGATGAGGAAAGAATTAGAATTCTGGTTCAAAATGATTTTCTATACCACAACTATGAACTTGAGGAACAAAACAAGGTTGGCGATGGCTTACAACAAATGTCATTTGACCAATTAAAAACCCTTTATGGTTTATTAAACAGTGAAGTAAAAAACAGGTGTTCAACCAAAGAGGAATTTAATAAAAACAAAATAAAAAACTCTCTTATGGAAAATAGGCTTAGGGCTAATTTTAGGTCTTGGTTGTATCAAAATAAAGAGTGGGCTAAAGATTTATTTGAGGACAAGAAAAAATTTGTCCTTAGTAAAAATGCAGAGCCAGAGCTTGTGGAAGGGTAATAAATGTCTTGGTCTTATAGTCCTCAGTATCTAGGTATTGACAATGAAAGTCAAAGAATAAATTCTGTTCGCTTTCTTGTTGGCGATACTGATAGCAATAGCCAAGAAGTTCAAGACGAAGAAATATCTTTTGCCCTTTCACAAAATGGTGACAATATCTATGCCTCTGCCGCTTTTATTGCTGGTAGCATATCCTCTAAATATTCCAGGTGTGTTACAACTGAAATTGACTCCGCCTTACGGGTTGAATACTCTAACCTTAGCAGGCAATACAGAGAACTAGGTAAAGAACTTTCTAGCCAAGCCCTTAAAAACTCTTTGGGTATTTATGCTGGCGGAATACTTGTTACTGAAATGGAAACCGTTGACCAAGATACCCTTAGAGTGAAACCAGATTTTGCCAAGAGCCAGTTTAGATATTACCCCGGGTATGTAGACTATGATATTTGCTACTGATTTCAAGAAACTCATAGACGACCACGGAGTTTCTCTGACCTTGGTTAAAAAAAGCTCTGGTAATTATGACCCTGCAACCGGCTCTGCTGAAGTAACCACAACAGAGTATCCTACCTTTGGGTATTTTTACAATAAAGCATATCAACCCCTTGGCCAAGAAACAATAGAAAGATTTACCAGATTTTGTGTTATTTCTGGGCTTGACCTTTCTGTTGAGCCTGATATTGGTGATCTTTTAGTGGGGGAATTAGAAACTACTACTATTGACTTTGTGAGAAAAATAACCTCTAAATCTTCTGTTATGGTTTATATGTGTGGACTTAAACAATAATGGTTCAAACCCTAAAACAACAGATAGACCAGGAGTTAGAGCCAAGGGTAAAGGCAGTTCTAAATGATATTGCTAGAACTTTGGTTGGTTTTTCTCCGGTCAAATCTGGTGCCTACGTCAACTCACATGGTTTTGAGGTTGGTAGTGTTCCTATGGGTCAGGGGTTTACAAAACACGGTAAACCCATCGTGAATAAGGAGGCTGCTAGGAGAGAAGCTCTTGCTGGCCTTACTGCCAAGATAAACTCTAGCTACGAAAGAATGAAAACAAGTTCGGCAGTTTACTTTGCTAACGACGCTCCACATGTTGAAAAAGTAGAGTATGTAAACTCTGGTGGTCACTACGTTTACTCAAAGGCTAGAAATATTTATGGCTAGTATATACAAAGAAATTAGGACTGCTTTGGAAACTCAACTATCCGGAATTTCCGGATTGCCCAATATAGTCTTTGAAAACCAGTATTACGAGGCAAAGACAGATACACCCTATATTGTAACAAGATTTGTTCCTACAACCAGAAGGGTTGCAACTTTGGGCCTTTCTCACCAAAATTTATACCGTGGGATTTTCTCAATTCAGGTCAGATACCCGTTAGACCACTCTGGGCCAAGTAGTTTAGATGATATTATAGATACTATTGTAGAGGGCTTTCCTACGGATGGGGTTCAGTTAACTGCCTCTGACACTTGTGTTGTTGTTGAATATACTGAAAGAGAGCAAGCATTTGATGATCCCTCTTGGTATTATTCTGTTGTAAACGTGGGCTGGTATGCCTACAAATAAATGAAAGGAAATTAGATGTCTTGTGGCGCTCAGGGTTCCCGTAGTGGTTTAGCTTATGCTGCACAAGTGGATTTTCACACTGTGCCAACCGATCCTACACTTATTAACTTACCCTTTTCTACTCACAACTTGGATATGAGTAAAACTACCTTGGAAGGAACAGATATTCAATCGGATCGTATGCCTAGAGTCTACAGGCATGGCGTTAGAACATCTGCTGGGGATATTGTAGCAGATTTCAGGAAGGGTGATTTTGATCCTTTTCTTGAAAGTGTAATGTTTAATAGCTGGTCTACTAACACTCTTAAAGTTGGCGTTACTCCAAAGCATTTTTACATAGAGGACAGACTTTCTGATATCACTCAGTTTCGTGGTTTTACGGGCATGTCTGTTAACTCCATGCAGATGTCCATTCAATCCGACCAGATGATTACAACTACATTTAGTATGGTTGGGAAAGATTTTACGATCAGTGATACGTCTATTGGCACTGGCTACACACCAATTTCTACTAATGAACCTATGGACGGTAACGTAGGCTCTAGTTCTGTTGCTATTGGCAATGTTGGTAACTCTAGTGCTACCACAATTATCACGGGGCTTGATTTTACTATTGATAACGGTCAAGAGGCTCAACACAGACTTGGTAGCAATGTTGCCAAGTGTCTTACTTACGGACGGGCTACTATTACCGGAACTTTTACAGCTTTCTTTGAAGATGCAGATTTGATTAACAGGTTTGATAATGAAACACTGACTGAAATTTCTGTCACTGTTGATGATCCTAGTGGGTCTAATCCATACACTTTCTTATTCCCTAGTTGTAAACTGAACGGTGCTCCGGTTCCGTTAGAAAACGAACAAACCAGATTTTTTACTATCCCGTTTGTGGCACTATTTGATGCTACAGAAAACTCCAACCTCACTATCACAAGGACTCCGTAAAATGGACTTGATGGAACTCGCTCCTAAATCAGAAGATATTAAAGTGGAGCTTACATACCCTATTAATACAAACGATTTTGATCTTGATGACCCTGAATCTTTTAAGCCAAAACCTATTACTAACGAAGATGGGGAACAAGCATATATTACAATTTACAGCCCTTACTCAAAAGAATATAAAGATGTAGAATATCAGATCAAAGACAGAAGGATTAGTAAAGCAAGGAAGGCTGCTAAAGAGGGTAAACCTTTTGACATAGGTGTTAAAGAACAAGAGCAAGAAGAATTAGAACTTATTGCTTCTGTAACAAAAGATTGGAATATTTCTATTGACGGTAAGACAGATGTAAATAAAGAAAATGCCTTAGAGGTTTATACAAAAGTTCCTTACATCTATGGTCTTGTATTAAGTGAGAGAAATGACTACCTAAATTTTATCAAACTCTAGTTCAACAGTTATCAGCTTATGCTGAACATGAGTTCCGTCTTAACAAAGCTGATTCAAAAGGCGTAACATTAAAGAAACATTATACTCTGGTTTATAAGCAGACTGGTAAAATGCCATCTGAACTTAATGGACCAGAGTTTCCTTTTTTATTAGAGCATATTTGGCTAGACTTCCTTGATATGTCTACTATGAGACAAGTAACAGAAATTGGTTATATGTCTATATTGCCACAGTTAGATACTTGGTGTAAAGTTACAGGTAGAGTGTTGTCTTTATTTGAGGTCTATTGTATTAAAGAGTTAGATAAGATTTATTTGAGGGTATCAAATGGCGGTAATACCATTAAGAATAGACCATAATTTACAAGAAACTACTGTTTCAGCTTTAGCGTTGACCAAGGCCGAA